TCGGCATCGCCATGCCAGTGGCGCGCACGGCCTCCATGGCCTTCTCGGTCGGCAGGCCCGCATAGATCGCCTGCACGCGCTTGGTGTCGAGGCGGTGCGGACCTTCCACCGTGACCTCGGCGCCGTCCGAGTCGATGAACTTCCCCGTCCGCAGGTAGGTCATGGCGCGGTACACAGGCTCGACGCGCAGCTCGGCGGCCACCTCGGCGGCGACCTCCTTGCGCTTGGCGTCGTGCTTCTTCTGCATGTCGCGCAGGATGCGGCTGCGGGCGTTCCCCAGCCACTGGAGCTGGCGCATGCTCGCCTTGTTCATGTCGGTAATGGACGCCTCGATGGCCTCCTGCTGCATCGCCTGGTACGCGGCCCACTCGGCATCATCCATGCCGCTCTGTTCCTGCGTCTGGAACTGCGGCTTCATCTCGTTGATGGCGGCCTGCCGCTTGATCTGCTCGTCGGTCGCGAGCATGCGATCCATGACCTGGCGCACCTCGCCCGTCAGGATCGGCAAGTCCTCCCCGAACTCGCGGCGGTAGATCGCGTTCAGGTCATCGCGGATCGACTTGTACACCCGCAGCATGAACGCACGCAGGCGCTCGAATACCGGGACGAGTTCTGCACTCGGAGCCTTGCCCTCGAAGGCATAGATTTCCGCGTTGTAGGTCAGCGCCTCGTGGTGCTTGCGCTGTTCCTCGAGCGACATGCTGACCCATTTCGCGAACCGCGCATCGGCAGTGTCTCCCTCAATCTTGAACCACTTGAGCAGCAGGTCAAGATCGTTGCGGGTGCGCGCCGTCGCGCTTCCGTCAGCAACCATCTCCGTGTATTCGTTCAGGAAGAAGTGAACCAGCTCGTGCCACATCGTCGTGCGATCAGTCGCACGAGTGAGCATGATCGCTACACGGCGCGGGTCGAATCCGCCGCGGGCGGGGCCGCGAGCCGCCTGCTCAAACACCTGACTTTTGGCAATGGATTGCAGGGCTGTGGTCTGCGACTGCACACCATCGTCATACGTTTTTACTTTTTCGCCAGCACCAGCCTTGTATTCCCCGTTGTAGCCACCTTCGTACACCATGAACACAACATCAGGCCGGCCGTTGTTGAAGGCCTTGAATGTCTCCATGTTCCATCCGGGTGGTGCGTATTCGTCATTCCAAGCAATGCGAGCAACCGCCTTGAATCCGTGCGCTGCGTAATAGCCAGGAAGCGCGGTGTCGAAACAATCAAGACGGCGTCCTCCTGCTTGCACTGCCGCCATCATCAATGCACGACCATTGCCGCTCTTGTTGGCGCTGAACACCGACACAATGTCACCATCTGACGTAAGCGCGAAACCCGCCGTTCCGTCTTCCGTCACGAACAATCTCTTGCCTTGATAGTCCGCTGCCTGATACACGGCGACTGCTGCGCCATATTGGGTCGAACTATTCGTGGCTGCAACAAGTGACTGAAACGCGGTCGCTCCAGCATCATCCGCCACCAGTTCTTGAATTGTCTGAATGGGAAGATTCGCCTTCCCAAATGCCGCTTTCAACCGCTCGCCAGGAACAAAATCGGCAGCGATCGTTGCGTTCAGAATCCCATGCTGTCGAGCAGGTCCACCTCTGCGTTCGTCAAACGAGAACCCTCGCTGACCGAGCTCCGAATTATATCTTGCATAGCGGACATACCCGGCTGCGATGGCGCGGCGCCTGTCGGCTGGATCTGGGAGTTTGGCGACATCGGACTCGAGGTCGCGCTCAAACCGCTTCGGCGGGATTCTGGCAGCGCGAACTTGCCCTGTTGCACCTCCTGGCGCAGTCGTTCCAACGCCCGGTCCCCCGCCAGTTGCAGCGCGGCCCGAGTATCCAAAGGCTTGGACGAGTCGCCGTTCGGTGTAGAAGCTGATGGTTTCATTGGTGCTCGCCTTGCTGTAGCCGGCTTCCCGTGCCGATCCGATGATATAGAACCAACGCAGTGCCTGCAAGGCCGAAGGCGCCCACTTGCGCCCGGTAACGGCCTCCATTTCTTCCTTGAACAGGTCACCAAACCGCGTGAAAATCTGATGCTCGTCCGTGCTTTCCGGCAGCCCGATGTTGATATCGAACATGCCCGCGAAATGGCTGCGAATGTACCGCGATTCCCAGATGTCTACGGTGGTGTATCGCTCGTCCCCAATCGCATTGAGCGTGTAGGCGCCAACCTTCTGCCCGAAAATGAACATGCGCGGAATCAGCTCACTTTGCCCTGTCGCCTGCTGGACAAGATCGGTGATGTTTCCGATGTCGCCGACTGCGCCGGCGTAGCCCATCTTGCGATTGAACTTGTGCAGTTCCTTGACCGGCACGCCTTCCTGCAAGTACTCGAGCGCCTGCGTGACGCCACCACGTTCCTTGATCAGCCGTTCAATGATGCGGATCGTTCGTACCTTGACGTTAGCAGTTGTTCCGCTAATTGGTTCGGCTGCCTCAAACACCACGAGCGCCCCAGTTCCAGGCTTTGGCCCGAGCGTAAATGCGTCGAAGTTGCCTTCTCGCATCCAATGGTCCCACAACCCAACCGTGTCGCTGATATTTGCCGGCAACATCGTGTTCGGCGATGTCAAGCCGGCGATGGTGCGGAACATCGCAAACTCGTCATCGGTGATCGCACGTCCGATGTAATCGTCAAGAATTGACCGCGTCACCTTCCAGTCGTTGGCGTAGTAATCGGCGAACTTCGGGTTGTTCTTGACGAAATCAAGAATGTCATCAACTGCGCGCTTCGCGGCTTCTCGGAAGTTCCTAGGAATCGGCTTTACTTGTCGCTTTGTTTTCTTGAGAAGGTCGTTCCATCGCTTCTTGAAGAACTCATCAGCATCAGTAAATGCTTCGCGTCCCGTTTCTTGCACGAGCCGCTTGGCTGCCTCAATCGGTCCAAGTTTGCGTTCCGGCACCGCCGCCTGCTCCATGACGCCGGGCGCGGCAGCTGCCTGACGGACACGCGCCATGCGTCCTTGTACTTCTGCATTCACACGCTGTTCTTCGACATCGAGAGCAGCAGCACGCTGCTCCTCAAATGCCTCCGCGCCAGCCGCAACGACCACCTGCCCACGGCTAATGACCGCGCCGTTGCGACGCACGACAGGCGCTAGTACGGTCTGGATTCGGTCGAACACCTGTTCCGAATCCTTGTTCGGCATGACGGACACACGCTCAACTTCCTGACCACCACGATCTTCCGCACCGACCTGCGGAACATCAATGGTGATGCCAAGCGATGCCAGCCGCTCCTCAATGCCTGCGGCCAGTGCCTGCAACTCGGCAGGAACCGTATCCAATTTCGACATGCGCTCGCGCAACTTCCACAGGGCATTCGCCAGTTCGACCGCGTTTCCCTGCCGCAGTGCCGTTCCGATCTGCTTGACCGAGATGCCCAGCCCAGACTTTGCCTTGGCAGGGATGGCGGATTGGTCGATGGCCGTAGATGCCGCATCCGTTTGCGTTTGGATCGTGGAGACTTCTGCCGATGGAATCGCAGGGGCCTCAAACTCGCCCAAGATCAACCGTTCATACGCAGCACTTGTCATGCCAGCAGGGCGCACAGGAGCCATGACTCCTGGCGCGATTTCCATGACGGGAGCCGTTTGCGCTGCCGCTGACAGCTCTCCAACCTGCTCAATCGTCAACGGCCTGCGACGCCGCGACTCGACCTGTGCCGGCGTGATCTTTTCCTCGGCGGCCTGTGTCACGACGAACGCCTGATACATGGATGCCGCGACATCAGCGACCGCGGGTTCCTGCCCAGCAGCAATCGCCTGCTGGCGGATGCGGTCGTGGATCTGCCGCGCCTGCTGCACGAACGTCGCGTCGGCCTCCTGCTTCTGCGCCAGAATCTGCTCGGCCTCGCGCACGACCTCCTGCCGGCGCGTGGCGAACTCCTGCGCCTCGGTCGCGCTCATGGCGTCGGGCGACAGCCGCATGTGCGGCAGCAGCGCGTTCCCGAGGTCCGTGTTCGCCAGCCGCGCCCCGAACCGCGCCGTGGGGATCGTCACGTCGCCGCCCGTCTGGACGGCCTCCGAAATGCGCTCACGGATTCCCGGCAGGATCTCCTCGAGCTGCGCCGTGGGGACGCCGCTCTGCGCAAGCACCTGCTGCGCGATGCGGCCGTCCACGTAGATCGTCTCGGCCGTCGTTCCCTCGGCCTGCGACGCAAGGAAACGCTCGTATCCGACCGGGCTGCGCTGGGCAAGGCGGCTTTCCTTGCCGTTGGCCGCAAGCCCATCGAAGAACCGCTGTTGCCGCTCGCTGTTTGATGCACGCCGCAAGTCCACGAACAGGTTCGCGCCTGGGCCGACGCCGCCCAGGATCGACGCCCCCATCGCCCCGTACATGAACGACTCAAGCACGCGGTCAACCGCCTGCCGCATGCCCGTCTCGCTGTCCACGCCTTCGACGGCCTTGGCGATCTCCTCGCCCGCGATGATGACCGTTTCCTGCAACGCCTCTTCGGCGCCCTCGGCACCGACCTGCATCAGGTAACCCTTGCCGGCCGCGGCGAGCGCAGCGCGCATCGTCGGCTTCTTGATGGCGTCCGACACGGCCTCGGCCATGACACGCTTCGCCAGCGCCTGAAACGGCTTGGCGGCGATCTTCATGCCGGCGACCTCGATCACGCCATTCAGGAACCCGCCAGCGATTGCGGTGGGGATCGCCGTGTCATCGCTCACGCCCTCGTCCCGCAGGTCGAGGTACAGGTTCCCAGCCTCCATTGATGCCGTGGAGCCAACGACGCCAGCGGTTGCGCCGATCCCGCCGCCGATCACGGTGCCCGCAGGACCGAAAAAACTGCCGACGCCAGCGCCGGCAGCGGCCGTGGTGCCGATGGTCCGAAGCTGCGCCACGTTCTGGCCGACCATCTCGGCCGTCGTGCCGAGGATGCCCATCTGCCCGAGCGTCCGCATCTCCTCCTCGATCTGCTTCACTCGGTCGAAGTCGGCCTGCGTCGTGAACCCGGCCATCGCCTTGGTACCGATGTCGCCTCGTTCCGCGACCAATGATCCACGCTCAAACCCGCGCTTCAGGATCGGGGCTGGCCCGAACGCGCTGATGAGCGCGGCCTCCATGACGAGCGGCCGCAGCTTGGAGAGCACACCGACATCGTCCTGCGCCTCGGACGCGAACGCACGGTCGGATAAGTAGCGCGCAAGCACCGGGTCGTTCCGCATCAGGTCCATGCGCTGGATGTCGCGCACGGTGGCCTCGCGCTCGAGCTCCTGCATGTTGCGGAGCGCGATGTCCTGCCCTACCCCGAACTGCTCGCCGAGCTTGCTCGCACGCGCCGCCTGGTCAGGATTGACCTGCGATGCGGCCATCAGCGATGCGGCCATATCCTGCCGTCGCTCGCCTGCGATCTGGAGCACGGCAGCGTCGATGTCAGCGTCCTGCTCAAACTGCGGGCGCGCTGGCACCCCGGCCATCCCGGCAACGGCGCGCTCAATGGCATCGTCGCCGGGATCACCCATGTTCTGCGAAGGTGCGAACCGGGCCATGCGTTCGTTGATGTCTGGCTCGATCATTGAGGCTTGCCTGCGCGGACCCACGTGTCCGCGATGCTCTTGAGGTCGGTCGGGAGTCCGGCGCGCTCAAGCGCGTTGCGGATCTGCATGATGCGCCGCTCGGGAATGTCTCGGATCATCACGTCGGAGTTCCCGACCGTGACGTATGCCTGCTGCAATTCGTCCGGCCCAAGCGCCGAGAACGGCACCTGCGGGTCACGGCTCCACGACCGCTGCACGTAGACCTTGTCCAGGATCGAACGGTCCATGATGGCCTGCTTCTCGGTGCGCGACAAGGCGCGACCGACTCTGGCCTGCTCGGCATCGATCATGGTCTTGACGTTGTCGCGCAGGAACAGCGACTGCTCGGCGGCCTGCTTGTCGCCGCGTGGAGGTGCGGCAAGCGTGTCGAATCCATTGCGCGTCAGCGTGGCCTCAAGCTGGTCGGCGTCGATTGTCGCCGCTTGGATACGGTCGGGCTTGCTGCGGTCGGCGAGCAACTTCACGAACGTGGCGTGCGTCATCTTGCTGCGGTTGCGCTCAAGCCAGTCGCCCTCGGCCACGAGCGACGGGTTGCGCGCCACCTGCTCCATGATCGTCATCTCGTCTTGGTCGCGCTGGCCGCGCAGGAACTTCTGCCTGTCCACCGGCCGCAGCCGGCCGAACTGGTCGGGCGGCACGTCGGCGAGCGAGTTGCCGGGGACGGCAAGGTACTGCTCGATGTTGTCGATGAGCGTGGCGTACTCGCGGTCGATAAGCGCGTCCTCCTGCGCGTAGCGGGTCCGCAGTTCGTTCTGCACGAACTTGCGGGTGTCATCGTCCTTGATCTGCTCGGACAGGTCAAGCGCCTCGCGCAGCGTCGATGGCGGTTCCACGGGGCCGTCCTTCTGCTGCCAGTAGGTCTTGGGGTCGCTCTTCGCCATGAGCAGCCCCGTCTCCATGATGCTCGACGCCAGTTCCCCGACCACCGACTTCTGTTGGTTGGCGGTCACGGACTCGCGAAGCGCGCCGAGCGTCTTGGCGTCAAGCGTCTCGGCGGTTCCGGGGTCTGACAGGAAATCGTCGGCCTGCCCGTATTCCTTCTGCACCATCATGGAGTTCACGATGCCGACCGCCATGCGGTCGTAGACCTTCTGCTCGAGCTGCTTCATCTGCGCCGAATCCGGCGCGTACCCCATGAGTTCGCCGGCCTTGCGGATCTCGGCGACAGCCGTGTCGGCGTTGGCCGCGTAGCGGATGAGCCCTATCTGACGGCCTTCTGCGTCCTTCTCGCCGCGCTGCGCGTATGCCTGGATGGCGTAGTCCGCGCTCAACTCGGCGCGTGCCACCGACTCGTTCGTCTGGTAGACCTTGACCTGCTGCACCCGGTGCTGGCCCATGCGGCTCTGGAACACTCCCATGTTCCGAGCGAGAATCGGCCCGAGCATGCGGCGCTGCGTGTCGTTCTGGAGCATGTCGGCGGCACCAGCGGCCGCCTGCGCCAGTTCGGCCTGCGCCGCCTCGAACGACGTTTCCGCCGTCTTGCCGACCGTGGCGAGGTACTTGTCGGCGACCTGCTGCATGGCCCTGCCGGCGGCCACGTCGGCTTCCTTGGTCGCAGCCTCGTCAATGCCGTCCTGGATGGCCGACCCGAGCCGGAACGCCTGGTTGCCCGCCCCGACCATCGCCTGCCCGAAACGGGCGACCTGCGGCCCTGCGAGGTTCTCGGCGGCCGCGATGCCGGGTGCCTGAAACTGGCCGATGTCGCCGCCGCCCTGCGGTGCGGTCTGCGGCACGAATGACGTGGGGACGGTGGGCATGGTTTAGATCCTCTGCTGCGAGACGCCCATGAGCAGCTCCTCGACGCGGCGGTTGCGGGCCCACTGGCCGGCGATGTCCGTCGCGCTCCCGAGCAGGCTGGTGCCGAGCGACAGGCCCGGGTAGATGGTCCCGGCCGTGGCCTCGAGGTTGCGGGCCGAGATGCCAGCCATCGTGGCCTGCGTGCCGAGGTTGAACGCCTGCAAGCGGGCGGCCTCCTGCTCGCGCACGGTGGCGGCGCTGATATTCAGGCGGTCGATCTCCTTCATCAGGTCCATGCTGCCGACGATCTCCTTCGCCGACCCGACGCCGAGGACGGCGCCACGGGCCGCCAGGGACGCCTGCGCGCTCGCACGGGCCTGTCCTGCCCGCATGGAGTACGCCCCGAACCGAGCCTGCCCTTCGCGCCCGATCTGGCCGGCCGTGAACTCCGCGCCGCGTTGGTTGATGAGCGCCATCTCGGCCGCGAACCGTTGGTTCTGGGCCTGCATCTTGAGCTGGTTCTGCTGGCTCTGTGCCGCGTAGAACGAGCCGACCGCCCCCGTCACGGCCCCGAAGATCGACGCGATGGGTCCGGCCACGGTCATGGCCTCGGCGAACGAACTCGCGAACCCTGGCCCCGATGGCGCGGCCTGCGCGAGCGGCTGCACCGACTGCCCCGTGCCGAGGTACGTGGCGGGGTTGTACCCCGTCATCAGGGTGCTCTGCGTGTTCACGCCGAATGGTGCGGTGACGAGTCCCATGTCAGCCTCCGATGGCGACCTCGAGCGTGAGCCCGACGATGGTGAGCGGCAGCGGGTCAGACTGCCGCACGTAGATGCGTCCCGACTGGCGCCAGGTCGGGGTGAGCTTCACGCCGATCTCGTCCGTCTTGAGCCCGGGCGGCGAGCCATACGGCTCCGTGGTGCGCTGCTTGGCTTCGGTCAGGTTGTCGTTGTCTGGGCCGACGAAGATCCCGCTCGAGCGATACACGCGCAGGAACGCCTCGTTGACGTTCTTGGCGCGGCCCTGCCCGAACGCCTCCATCTGGATCGCCATCGGGAGCGTCTCAAGGTCGCTGTCGTAGGGCAGACCCACGTGGACGAGCACCGCTGCGCGCTGGAGCGTGACCTGGCCGCTCGCCACAACCACCTGCGGCATGACGGCACCGTCCGCAAGGATGCTGACCGTCTTGCCTTCGAGGTGCGTCAGCCCCCCGATGGTGTCTCGGGCGAACGCCCAGACCGTGGTGGCGACGTTGCGGAGCGCCGCCGGCAGCGTCACGTCCACGCGGGCGGTCGCCACGGTCGTACTCGTCGTGCCGATGATCCGCAGGCGGTACTTGTTGCCGGCCGAGTCGGTCATCACGATGGCGTCGTTGATGTCCGTGGGCGGCGTGCTCGTGGACGGGAACTGGAAGATCGGGCTGCTCGCCGTGATCGTCAGCGTGTCGGACGGCAGGTAGGTGCTGCCCGTCACCGTGACCGTGGTGGCCGTCGCGTTGGTGCCGTCGTACGTCAGGCCGCTGTCCACGAAGAAACAGTTCTCGATGGTCGTGACCTGTCGGCTCGCGAACCGCTCGACGTACCGCTTGGTGACGCCGCCGATGGTGCGCTTGACCACCACGTACAGGCGGTCCTCGGCTCCCTCGGCCACGGCAGCGCAGCTCTCGAACGCGCCGTCCGTGACGTGCTGGTGCCATGCGCCGACCTGCTGCTCGGGGATGTATGTCAGGCCGAGCATGCTGCCAGTGCTTGAAATGAACCACAACAGCGGCTGCGGTGCCTTGCTGTAGCACATGTCCGTGATGTCGTAGGTGTCGAACAGGTGCGTGGCGCGCAATGACAGGTCGCCCGTCACGAACCCGCTCGCCTGCCACGAGTACCCCAGCTCGCGCACGTGGCCGTCGCGGGCCGAGCAGTAGACCACCGTGTTGTTCACGATGGAAGGCTGCACGTTGTTGGCTCCGACGTAGGACTGCGGACGCACGGAGATCGTGGTCGGGGTGATTGTGTCGCTGTTGACGGGGCTGATGCGCCACTCGGCCGCGCTCGTAAGCGCGAGGAGCTGCGTCAGCGGGACGATGTGCCGGATGGTGTTGGCCTCGCGTGCTGCCACGCGGAACGCGATGCGGTCGGTGTCCTGGATCGGGATGTGGTACGAGATGTCGCTCTCGGTTCCCGTGCGCGTCATCCACATCGTCTGCGGCGCGTTCGTCGTGCCGGCAAACACTCGGCGCTGCTCGAAGTAACTGACCGCGCCGGGGTAATTCCCGGCCGACGCGAACACCGTGTCCACGATGGGGGGCGTGATGCCCATATCAGGACCGATGTTGTTGTCCGTGAACGTGGTCAGGTCCGTCTGGCCGATGAGGCCGTACAGCCCGTTCTGACGCTTGTAGATGTTGTAGCGCGCCGCGCCAGTGACCGATGACCAGGTGATCGTGTTGCTTGAGCCCTGCGCGTTCAGGTTGTTGTTCGCGCTCACGGGCGAACTCGGCGCGCTCTCGTCGATGCCGTTCGGCGCGACGGTGGTCACCACGTAGTAACTGGTGAAGTCCAGCGCCTTGTCGCCGAACTGCACGTACCCGCCGGATGACCACGTGCCGTATGGCGTGGTGTCGAGCGCCACTCCGGTGCTGTAGGCGCGGACCTGAAACTTGTCGGATGGCCCAATGGCCGACACGATGTAGTAATCGTCCGGGAACGGGTTCGTCCACGTTCCGCCGTCGAGGTACACAGGATCTCCAACGGCGAATCCGTGCGGTGCGCTGGTGTGCGCCGTTCCCGGGCTTGCCGACGTGAACCCGATCAGGTTGAGCGCCTCGCCTCGGTTGGCCGTCACGCTCAACCCGGTCGGCGACGTGACCGTCGATGCGAACGAAATCGTGGTCAGCGTCCACGTGGTGGCGCCCAGTCGGCGCAGCTCGCGGGGCGCGTAGTTCGGGTGCACGAGCGTCAGCACGTCGGCCGACTGCACGTAGTGGATGTCGAATAGGTCGGCCTCGGCGTACGGGTTCGGGATCTCGTAGATCCCGGCCGGCATGGCATACCAGTACGTGGCGTTCGGCGGCGCGTTGCCCGTCGTGTTCGCGATGCAGTAGTAGTTCACGCCGCCGCTCGAGACGAGGTTCCCGACCACGTAGGCGGTCGCGCCGTTGTAGGCGGCAGGCGTCCCGGGCCCAAGCGTCGCGCCCTGCGTGTGGAACCGGAAGTACCCGGCTCCGAGCTCGAGCACCATCGTCTGCGTGGTGCTGAACGTGAACGGAAGCAGCCGCGTGCGCTTGGTGCTGTCCTTGACCTCGCGCACGAACGCGGTGCCGGGTCGGTTCTCGGCCGGCCCCTGCGGCAGCGCGATGAAGTTCTGCATCTTCGCCGCGCCCGTCTGGAACTTCACGTCATCAATGCGACCCCACATCTCGGGCGACACCTCGCCGCCTGCGAACGAGCGGGTGTAGGTGCGGGTCTGCGCCATGTCAGCGGCCGCTCATCCAAGGGGTGATGTGTTCGGGGCTGACGCTGCGCTGGTTGGCGTCGGACTGCTTGGCCTGCTGCACGTAGGCCATCGCCATCTGCGCCGCCTTGCGGCCCTCTGCCGATCCCTCGGCGCCCTTCACGACCGGGCCGGCGAGCATGGACGCGAGGTGCCATGCGAGTGCGTTCGTGAACAGCGGGTCGAACTTGGTCGGGTCGGACACGAGCGCCTGGTATCGCAGGAGCGCGTTCTCCTGGTTCGTGTAGATGACCTTGTTCCCCAGTGTGTCCGTCTCGATCTGGTATTCCTGCGGCACGTAGGTGCCTGCGGCGTTGAACGGGGTGTTGATCCATCCCCATCCGTAGCGGTCGGCCGGGTAGGCGCGCACCGCGTAGTCGTTCTCGGCCTGCGGAGGCAGCACGGCCACCGCGACCATCATGTCCCCGGGGCAGGCGTATGCGTACTTCCACATGGTGTACGGCATCGTCACCTGCGCGAGGCTCACGCGGCGCGATGCGAACGACCAGTTGTGCATCTGGAGGAGCGTGTCCCGTGCGATGGGGTAGAACCGCTGGCAGTGCTCTGCCTGCGGCGATCCCTCTGGCGGGTTGATGCTCGCGACCGTGGCATCGTCGCCGAGGTACGCGAGGGCGAGGTTGCAGATTTCCACTTCCGACGCCATGCCGACCTCCTTGTGAGAGGAGGGGAGCCGTGGTTTCCCGCCGACTCCCCTCCTTGTTCACAGACTCAACATCGGATCACTCCGTGGCGCTGGCCTCGGCCTTGGGCTTCCGTCCGCGCAGCTTGGGCATGGGCGCCTCCGACGAATCGGCGGCGCGCTCCGGCTGCTTGGCAGCCTCGAGATACTCGAGGTGCTTGTTGTACGGACCGTCGTAGTCGAACGTGTCCCCGGGCTGCCGGAGGCCGTTGTCCACGAAGCAGAGAACCTTTGCCTTGACCTTCGCCATTGGGTGCTCCTATCAGGCCACCGTGAAGCCGGAGGCATACGCCGTGCGGCCGTCCTGGATGTCCATGACGATGTCCGCGCTGATGACGCCGGCAGTGTGGGTGCCGGTGGTCACGACCTGCGCACCGAGGTAGCGCAGGGCCGTGGCAGCGATCTGCTGCTGGCTGACGCGGACCACGACCTGCCGGCCAGCGGCGAGGTTTGCGGTGGTGATGACACCGACCTCGCCGACCACGATGTTGCCCGAGGCAAGCGTGGAGGACGAGGACGCGACCACCTGGAAGGTGGCGTTCGTGCCGCCCGCGAGGGCGGTGGTGACGGTGAACACGACGTACAGGTCGCGTCCCTCGCCGATGTCACGGTTCTGGGTTCCCTGCGCGACGGTGTAGAGCGTGCCGCTGGCCGTGGCCGAGTAGGCGGTGCCGCTCTGGAGGTCAACGACATCCGGGGTACCGCTGGTCCCGGTGATGTAGGTGGCGGCCGAGGTGATCGCCCCGGTGTTGCCGAGACGAAGGTTGTTGTCAAGAATCATTTCGTGGTTTCCTTTCTGCCTTCACCTATCAGGTGAGGCGGGCTTCTGCGTTGATGAGGGCGTCCACGCGGCGGCACGGAACGCCGAGGAACGACAGCCAGCTGTACGGGGTGCCGAACTGCGACAGACCCTGGTTCACGGCCAGGACGTTCTGTGCGCGGTCCATCGCCTGGATGGCGAGGCCCGAGTGAACGGTCCGGTTCATGTAGAACGCCGCACGGCCGGCCGACATGTTCGGGATGCGGTACATGGCGCGAGCCATCAGCTTGATGAGGGCGGTCGCCGCGGACGAGAGCTGCGTGCCGGTCGCGCCGACGAGATCGCTCACGTCGATGTTCGCGATGCGGACCACGTAGCGCCAGTCCTTCACGACGAGGCCGTTCTTCCACTGGTAGCGCGTGGCGTACGCCTGAAGGCGGTTGCTGCCGTCGTACACGGTCTGCTCGCCGAGATCCTCATGCATGAGGCCGGCGGTCGATCCCTTCGGGAACGGGCAGTAGACGGTGTTGTCGCCCCACACCACCAGGTAGACGCTGGTGTTGTCGGTGGACGTGCCGCCGCCCTCGATGATGTTCTGGCCGATGCCCGAGCTGCCGGGGGCAGCCGAGTACCGCGCCGCGAGGCCGAGGAACGACTTCGGCTCGATGGCGGGGTTGCCGTAGAACATCGTGGTCGCCTGCGTCTGGTTCATGGCCTCAAGGAAGGCCACGTCCTCGGACAGGCGGAACTGCGCGGTGTTGCCGTTCAGCATGGCGAGATCCTTATCGACCTCGCTGCGGGCCTCAAGGATGCCGCACGCCTCATCGACCTGCGCGGTCGTGGACTTGCTGTTCGGGATGCCCTGGTTGAGGGCGCGCCAGTACACGGCGGGGAGGCCCGTGCGGATCACGACGCGCTCGCCGGTGGGGAGGTTGCCCTCCTTGAACACGCAATCCTCGAGGATCTCGTTGGACTGCGACAGGAGTTCCGCGATGACCGGGACGCGGCCCTCGGGATCGGTGCGCTTCGCCCAGTCGGCGAGCGTCAGGTTGCTGCTAGAGAGAACTGCCATTGTGGTGGCTCCTTGTGGTGGTTAGGTGCTGTAGAGAGCGTCGGCGAGATCGGCGAACGACTTCGGCCCGGGCTTGGCCGTGGCGGCCGCACCCGTGATGACCTTGTCCTCGCTGATGGCCTTGCCGGCGCGGTACATGAACCGGATCACCTCGGGGTGGTTCCCGAGGCCCGATTCGTTCAACAGGTCGCGCAGTTCGGAAGTCCCGAACTGATCGAGCGCCTTCTTCGCAACGCCAAGATTTTCGGTCAGCTTCTCGCCGCCGAACTCCTTGTCGGCCTTTGAGCTGTCGGCCCAGCCGTTGCGAACGGCCTCGATCTGCGCCGCTTGACGTTCCGCCAGCTTGGGGCCAACGGAGTCGAGGACGCGCTGCGCGGCTTCCTGCGACAGGTTCAGTTCCTTTGCCACCTTCGAGTACTCGGCGATGACCTCGGGGTCGAACGCTCGACCCTCCGGTGCCTTGAACTCGTAGGTTTCCGGCGCTGCCTTGGCCTCGGCGGGTGCCTCGGTCTTGGCGGCGTCGGCCGGCGCAGGTTCCTTACCAGCAGCGGCCGCATCGGCGGCTTGCTGGCCCTGGGTCGCGGTCGCCTTGGTGTCCCCGTACAGCTTGTCGGCCGTCGCCGCAACTGCATCGGGGACCGAGGATGGGGAAGCGCCTTCAGTGGTCGTTGCGGCTGCTTCCATCATCGTTGGTTCCGTCATGGGTTGCTTGTTCCTTCATCATTGCCGGGTACTGCTCCGGGCAGAGCGCGTGGACCATGGCGAGCATTCGCAGTCCTTGGTTTCTTCCGCCCTCCGCGAATGCCATTGTCATCGCGTTGGTGTTGAAGGAACTTCGGAACACGCCCGCCTGGTCCAGTTGCCGCCACACGATGCGGCGGCCGCGCTTGCTGGACATGAGCCACTTGATGTCCGACTCCTCGGCCTGCCGTTCCAGACGCTCACGCAGCTCGCGTTCGGCCTTGTCGCGCTCCTGGCCCCGCAGATCGAGGGGGTCGTACGTGCTCACGGGCGGAATGTATCCCTGTGTCTAATGCTTACGGGTACTCTCATCCGCCGTACAGCATGGTGGCTGCGCTGCCCATCGTGTTGCCGGCGGCGACGGACATGTCGGTGATCTGGAGTTCGATGCTCGGCTCGACGCCGCCCTCAACCATCGTCGTGCTCGCCTCCTTGACGTAGGCGCGTGCGGTGATCGTGACCTCGGTTCCGACCCGCATGGGGGCGTTGATCCCGAGCTTGGAGAGCTGCTCGGCCTCGAGTTCGATGCACAGCTCCTCGGGGTACATCTCGCCTTCGTTCTCGTCCGACTCCATCTTCATGTTGACCATTGCCATTTAGACCTCAATCGCCGAGGGCGAGTTGTAACCGCTGAACATGTTCACCACGTCGGTGAGCGCGTTCTGTCCCTGCGTTGGCGCCTGCGCCATGTTCTTCACCGTCTGCGACTGCTGCTGCATGACGGCGGCCTGCTCCTTGGCGGCGAGCGCCTGGTTGCGGGCGTTGCGCAGCAGGGCCACGTCCTTGTCGGCAACGATGAGCGACGGGTCCACGCCGAGCATGTCGGCGTAGATGTCGGCCCACTGGTCTTGGTCGAACTTGTCGAGGATGTCGGGCTTCATCTGCGCGATGGCGCCGAGGTTGCCGACGAAACGGTCCACGGCGTTGGTGCCGATGGCGCGCTGCGCCTGCGCGAGCATGCTGACGAACTCGATGTTCAGGTCCATGCCCTGCAATTCCTGCGGGGCGGGCGGGATCAGGCCGGACGAGATCATGCGCGTGAACGTCATGTCCACGAGCGGGGAAAGCAGCTCGTTGTGCAGGCGCTCGAGCACGGGCCCAAGCATGATGAGCTTCTCCTCGTGGCGCTCGGCGACCTCGGTGGCGGTCATGCGCGTGTTCGGCATGTTCGCCAGCATGAGGAACAGGTCGGCGTAGAACGCGCCGCGGACGCGCTCGCGGCAGTCCACGATGTCGTTCAGCAGGTACTGGAGGTTGAGGTTCACCTCGAACGCGGTCTTGATCCCGTTCGATGCGCCGTCGTAGTACGAGATCCCGCCCGGGAGCGTCTCCACGTCGCGGTTCTTCATGGCGGCCGGCACCTGGAGCGGCGGCTTCGTCTGGTAGTCGATGGCCTGCGCCTTGCGGAGCTGCTCGTGCTGGAGTTGCTTGATGTCGCCGAGCGACTCCATGCCGGGGCTGTTTCCGTAGATGTCGCCGCCGACCACGGACCAGCGCGGGCACAGCGCCGGGAACTGCATGAACCCGCTCTCGCGCAGGAACTGACCGTCCTCGCCGCCGACCTCGAAGTACCACGACCCGAACGGCATGTTCTTGCTGTCGCGCTTGCCGATGTCGCGGTCGGCCCTCGGCTCGATGGCGTGGATGACGGGCACCCACTGGTCGAGGCTGCCCGTGCGGTACATGTTCTGCACGCTCACGGAGCAGTTCTCGAGCCCGAACTCCTTGACCATCTGCGAGACGGTCATGTCGAACTCGCGGTACAGGGTGCAGACGCGGCCCTTGGCGTCGGTTGAGATGCAGTACTCGCCGCACGTCAGCGGGTAGTGGTGGATCACGTCCTGGAAGTCCGGGAGCATGATCGAGGACGCGGTGCCGAAGCACCCCAGTTCCTCATACATCTGGTGCAGGCTGCGGTAGGTGTTCGACTTCTGGAACACGCGCTGCATGCGCTTGGTCACGTCATCGAGCCACAGCTTCACGGGCGTGAACGAGTTCAGATCGGGGTCGGGCGTGGCGAGCCGGAACCACTGGCGTGCGGGGCTCGTGGCTCCAGACATCATGCCGGCGCCGAGCGTGCGGAGCGCCCGCGTCCCGGTGTTGTCGTAGATGTTGTTGTGCCGGCGGTAGCCGCGGTTGCGGTCCTGCACGAAGTAGCGGCCGTTGCGCGGCAGGATGTACGACGTGAGTTCCTGCCAGTGTGCGTACCAGGAGGCGCGCTCGCTCTTGAGCTGGCCCCAGCGGGTGAACAGCCGATCCCGCGTGGGCGCGTTGGGGTACGAGGATGCGTCTCCGGTGTACTGGCTCACGTCAACCTCCGAGGAGCGACGAGCGCCCGAGCTGGAGATCCTGCGGGTTCACGCCCATCGGCCCGGTGAGCATGGTGCTGGCGGGGCCGCCGGCGCCTTCGGCCGCGGCGCGTCCCATGATCCCGGCGACATCGGGTTCGGCGCGGTTGGCGGCGGCCATCGCCTGCTGGCTACGTCGCTGCTGCGAACGGGCCGAGGCGGCGGCGGCCTGCTGGGCCTGACGCTGCTCTCCCATCGCCTGCTGCTGCATGGACGCGCCACGCTCGCCCGCGACGATGGCGTACCCGGTCCCTGCGGCTGCGGCACCTGCGGCGATGCCTGCGAGGATGGACGAAATCGCTGCCATGTCAGATCTCCCTTACGTGCGTTCGTTCGGTGTTCACGTATCCCATGCGCCCGAGCATCTTTGCAACGGGCGTCGTGCCTTCGATGACGAGTTCGCTCATGCACATGAGCTGCGCGCCGCGCTCCTTGCCCCACGCCTCAAGCGCGTGCATGAGCCGGAACGGGATGCGCGTCATGCGATGCGCGGGGTCCACCCACCATGCCAGTTCGACGGCGGCCGTGACGCTCGGCGCAAACCACATGGGCGCCACGACGCCGACCACGGCCCCGACGATGCGTTCGCCGACCTCGGCCACGAACACGACGCCGGCCGTCAGCACGGCCCGGAGGCCAGCACGGATGTCATCGTCGGACGGCGCGATCATCGTGCCGTACGCGCTGTAGGCGAGGAACTCGCGGGCCATTGCGGTCAATGCGTCGATGTCCTGCTCGGTGGCGTGGCGAATGATGCTCACGGACTGTATTCCTCGCGCTAGTCGTTACGGGTACTCACATGTCCTCGTACGGGTCGTGATCCTCGCGGCGCGGCGACAGCTTCTCGCGCACCTCTCGCGGCAGCATCTTGGCGACCGGGTAGGCGAACGTGAGCGCGAGCGCGTCGGCGATGTCCGGGCTGCCGCCGCCTTGGAGCCGCTTCTTGACCTCGTCCTTGGACTCGAGGACGCGCTTGCCCACGTTGTCGTACCAGTACAGCGGGGTGGACAGTTCCTGCTTCAGGTCGGTGCGGTCAGGGATCGCGCCGCCCTGGTCGATCCATTCCTTGATGGCCCACCACATCTCGGTGCGCTTGTTCACGAACAGGTTCGGGAACGTGGCCTTGCCGCCGAACGGCACCTCGGTCACCTCGTAGCCAAGTTGCCGCAGACGGTCGATCACGCCCGCGCCGGCTCCCGCGTCGATGAACACGGCGTCCGGGTCGCGCTCCTCGATGACGTTGGCGACTGCCGCCGCTAGCGCCATGTTGTCGATGCCCGTATAGATTCGTGGGTTCTCCATGCGGAGCCCTTGCCGCAGGACGATGGCGCTGCGGTCATCGCCGAACCGTGCCGGGTCCACGCCAATGACGAGCGGGGCGTCAATCACGTCGCCGTCCTGGTACTCGCGCTCGGCGGCGCTGTCGGCGTCGGACAGGCTGATGAGCTGGTCATCGCCTGCGGCACTGAAGTCGCACAGGTACTCGCGTGCGAACGCCTGCTCGGGCATGTCGCGCTGAAGGCGAGCGACCTCGTCAAGATCGAGCGCGTCGGTGTCGTGGACCGTATATCGGGCCGCATACCAGTCTGGCAGGCTGCCTGCGCGGTAGAACAGCTCGCTGAACAGGTTGATGCCTGCGGGCGTGCCGATGAACATGGCCCAGCCCTTGCGGTCGGAGAGGGCGGGCTGGATGATGTCGTTCCAGACCTCGGGCTTGATCTGGGCGACCTCGTCGATGACGCACCCGTCCAGGCGCACGCCGCGCAGGGCGTCGGGGTTGTCGCCCCCGAACAGGCGGATCGTGGCCTTGTTGTGCTTGAACGTGACGGCGAGGTCGGCCTCGTTGACGTCCACGGCGCCCGTGCGGATGAACGGGTCGATCTTCTGCTTCAGGCGCGCCCAGGCGATGGCCTTGGCCTGCTTGAGGTACGGCGCGGTGTAGACGAAGAACCCGAGGTCGCCCGTGAACTTGAGGGCGGCGTTGAGGAGCTGCATTATGGCGAGCTCCGTCTTGCCGGCACGGCGGTGCAGGGCGAGGACCGTGAACCGCTTGCGTTCCTTGTGGCACTTGCGCTGCCACGTGCGCGGGACGTACCCGAGCGTGACGGTTTCAGCCTTCGTCGGCATCCGGCACGCCCGTGATGACGTTCAGGGTCACGCCGCCAGCATGATCCACGGACACCTTTTCGGCATACCTGGCGGGGTTCGTCATGCGGAGGATCTTGAGTTTGGTGTCGATCTGGTACTTGCGCCAGGTGGCCTGCACGGGCGTTTCCGGCTCGATGTCGGCGATCTCCTCGCACCGCTCAAGGGCCGCCTCCTGCCCCTGCTCGCGGGCCGCCTTGTAGTGACAAGCAAATTTCTCGTCCGCCTCCAACCAAAGCATCACGGTCTGCCGGGTCGGCTTACCGGGTTGCTCGCAGAATGACAGCAGGGTCTTGCCCTTTGTGAGCCACGCAAGTATCTCGCTGGCGAAGGGTTCCGGTGCCTTCTCAAGCCGCGGTCGGCCCCTCGGTCGCTTCGGGGACGCGCTCCCATCGGCGGGGGACGGCGACGCGGCGTTGGTACTTCGCGATCTTGGCGACGGTGTACCAGGCGAGCCCGAGGTGCTTTGCGATGCGGCGGTAGCCCCATCCGTGGTCTTCGTGGAGTTCGCGGATTTCATCGACGATGGCTTGCGGGATCGTGGCATGGTGGTGGCTTTCCCCTACCCGTCGCCCGTTCTCGCCGTAGGCGACGAGGCGGGTCACTTCTTGCGGGCCTTGGACTTGCGGGCGTCGGCGCGGTTGAACTTCTTCGCGACGGACATGGGCACGCCGACCTTCTTGGCGAAGGCTGCGGAGTGTGCGGCGGCGGCCATCATGCGGCGCTGGGCGGGTGACTTACTCGGCATTGGCTTCCTTGGGGGTGAGGGTGAGTTCGAGCCCTGCGGCGTCTGCGAGCTTGAGGACGGAGTCGAACGACGGCTTCCGCCGGCCGATGACGGGGGCGGTGGACAGGAGGCACATGACGGTATGTGCGCGGAGGGCGCCCTGCTGCTCGAGGCGTCGTGCGACGGAGCACCGGGTTTCGCCCTTCGATTCCACGGCCGTGGTGACTGCGGCCTTGAAATCGTCATACGTTCGGATATTCATTGCGCGCAGTATATCGTCATGGGTTGACGCACTGCCCGAAATCCTCGCTGGTTGCTGCCCAGATGAGGCGCGGGGTTCCTGGTCCCATTTCGTTGGTTTCGATGTTGTCGGTGACGAAGGCGCGAGCTTCGGGGAGGGTGAGGTTGTGGTTGTCGCGCAGTCGTGCGGCGATCATGTCGGCGCTGTATACGGCGACGGGTATACCGGATCGTTCGGTGGCCTTGGGGTACATGACTCCGAGGAGGCAGTCATCAAGGTTGGCGAGCAGGATCGGGTTCTTTCGCCGCGCCATGCGCGCAGTCTACCGACGAGAACGCCGCAGGCAGATTTTTGCCTACGGCGTTTCGTGGAGACGGCGTTGTGTTCAGCCTGCTTCGGGTTCAAGTTCGGGCGGCATGATTCCGGCGTTCTTGTGCACCCATTCGCGGAACTCCTCGTACTGGGTCCGCATGCCTCGGCGGTCGCTGTTCCACTGGTCTGTGTCGTACTGTTCGACGGTTTCGGACCACTCGTCCATCAGCTTCTCGGCGTGCTTGGTGGCCTTCACCACGTCATCGGCCTGAACGATGGCAAGCACGGTGCGGTGCTTGGCGGTGCCATCTTCCTTGTCGCCGTAATGCCACCACCATTCGCCGTCCCCGAAGTATTCCATCTTCGGCGCTTCGTGCTCGGGCACGACGCCGACTCGAGCGTAGTACTCGTTTGACACGGCCGTGATGCGGCTCCGGCCGTCCGCCTCAAAGGCTGGGATGCCATCGCCCCAGGTGCGATTCCACTCGTAGACAAGTCGCGTGGCCAAATTGTCTCCACGGATTCCCAGTTTGACGAACAGCGTTTCTTCGTTGTCCACGCACCACTTGTTGAAGTTCGGGACGTTGATCGAGCACGTGCGATGCGTGTCTTCTCGCCAGACGATTGCATACCAAGCCATGTGAGTTCCTCTCGTTAGGGGTGAGCGGGCAGTATACGCCAGCGTATCAACGAATCAAGGGGGGATTCTTCCGGCAGTATTCGACGGCGATGGCGAGGAACCGTCGCGCCGTGAACGTGAGCCCGAGCCGTTCGTGTACCTCGCGGATCTCGGCGTCGCTTGCGGTGGCGAGCAGTTCCTCGGCCCACGCTTCCCATTCCTCGAGTTCCTCGGGCGTCGGCCCCACGCATCGGTCGGCCTGCCGGCGCGTGCGCGAGGCGTCGGGGATGTTGGTCGGTCGGTCCTGCCCGGTGATCGCGCAGTACTTCTTGTGGATCGCGGCGATGTCCGGCTTCGAGTCGCGCTCGAGGCGGTGCTGGCGGATGCAGTCGCGCAATTTGTCCTGGTGGAGCGCCTGCCACTTCTCGTACACGATGTCGCGCAGCGCCTTGTCCATCTGAAACTTCGGCCACAGTTCAGCTACCAGCGCCATGTTCTCGAGGAAGGTCGGGGTGGTCATACGCGCAAGTATACAAGTCTGCGTTCCCGCGTCAACGATGCAGGGCGGGTGCCGGCGTCGCGGCGTGGCCCGACGTTCGGGAAGAAATCGGTTCGGATCTCTATGCAGGTGTTATTCCCGAGCCGGAGCCGCCGATGCCCGGGCTTTCAGTCTGCATGGTGAGCGCAGAGGGAGCGTGACCCCGCAATGGGGCCACGATCAACCAGCCCGCACGGAGCCGCGCTGTCGGTCGATGCCACGAATTTCACCATTTCGCTGGAGGACTGCCAGCCGCTTCAATCGTGGGTGAGCGCACCTTTCGGTGGCGCAGGGTAGGGTCACTCGGCCCTGCGTCTACATCCATGCTCCCCTACCGCGCCGGGAGCTTCATGCGGCATTGTTGCCCCTGAAGGCACGTTCGCTACAATGCAAGCGCGATTGGTTGACCAGCGAGCAGCATAGCGACCTTGTCGCCGACTGCGAGCAAAATTTGCAGGCACCCGCAAGTTCGCTTGCGGGTGTTCTGTTTCAGGGTATAGTGCTCCCGTCTGGCGTGCCTCTCTGACGAGGCGAGGCGGCTTGTGCCGCCAAGCGCGGCGCGACCGGACATTTGGTGCCACGGACGGCACCTTCTTCTGCCCCCGGAAGCTCGCCGCGTTGATCGCAAGATCCGCGGCGAGTTTGTTTGATATCATGTCGCCAACTAACACGCGTCTCGCCCCAGACGCTGCATATCGCCAAATGGCGACGCGAGAAATCGCGCACAGCATGGCGCAAGGCTCTGGCGCACGACAGCCCCCTACGCGGGGCTGTTTCGTTTGACGGGCGCATGGCGAAGCGTATACTCATTGCAGACATCCGAACCGCGGCGACCGACTCCGCGTGATTGCACTTATGGTGCGTCCCCCAGGCAAAAGGGGGAGAAACAGCCCCCTACGCGGGGTTGTTTCGTTTGACAGGCGCATGGTGCGGCGTATACTCGCGAAACAAAACCTCCGTGGGCCGTCCACGGTGCATAGTCGGGAAACCGACCAACCTTCCGCAAGGACTGGCGGACGCCGAAAGGCGAGTGAACAGGTCGAAGTTCACCATACAGCCCCTCACGCGGGGCTGTTTTGTTTTCCGGTCCCAAACGCTGCATATCGCAAGATCCGCTACACTTGAGAAGCCGCCTCCCGAGGGTGAGCAGTGTGAAGGACACCAGCATGGTTTCCGTCACGAGATAAGCGCAGGGCTTCGTTAGCGCACGACAACCCCGACAGGGGTTGTTTCGTTTCGTTCGTATGTGAGCGAATCCGCTACACCTGTGTAGTTCTGTAGTCACGTCGCGCCATGACTAGCACATTCGTCACGTGGGACAGCGCACGAGCTTCGTCGTGCCTGCCCCTGGGCGGGAGGTTGTTCCTACCCCAATGCGTGGCCTGCCGGCGGTCGTACCTCGCGGCCTTGTGCGCCGGCGCATGTGGGTGTTTGGCTCCGACACCGCAGATTCACGTCTCCGCACCGCTAGTATACGCAGACCTATGCCTCGCCACGCCAATCTCCCGTTTCACCTGTACGTCCACGTAGATAATCGCGCCCTCGGGCCCACGATGCCCGCAGGGACCACGCGAGGCATTTGGCACGCCGTGTACGCCCGACCAGCGCAGATCGTCATGGCGCACGTCCTGCTCGAGACGGGCGCAGAATGGTGCGGCATCCCGCTGCACCAGCTCGCAAGCGATCCCAAAGCGTTCGAGCGCGACGAAACCGCGGTCGCGCCATGCGCCGGCGACCTCCAGCCGTGGGGCGCGATGGGTGAATGCATAGAGGCCGTGCATATGCACTACCTCGAGGGACTGCTCACGATGGGCAGCGGCGTCGGGCCGGGGTTCACGGGCCGGCACACGGGCATCGTCATCGACTGGGCGGATGGGTTCAGCCGCTACCCCCAGGAACACAAGCCGCTCAACCTCGTGGAACGGTGGGACGGGCGCTTCCTGCTGTACCCCAACAACTACTGCCGCTTCCTCGACAAGCACTTCACGAGCGAGAAGCGAAGCGAGGACTTGAAGCACTACCGCCGTGGCGAGCGTGTGTACTGGGAGGAATAGTGATCCCGCGTACACGTCCCGATAAGGTGTACTGAAGTTCCACTTTGTTGAACTTGATTGCGGATCGTTAACCGATTTGTATGCGTTTCGGTGAACGGAAGCAACCGCGTAAGCGGAAAGGAGAACTTGTAAGAGTTTCTTACGGGTTGCGCCTGTAGCCGAGCCGCCAGAGCAGGCGCGAGATGTCGCGGGCGGTCGCGTCTACGGCCGCCTCGTCAAGCTCCGGGCGAGCGCAGTGCAGCGCCTCGTGGATGATGGTGTCGAGCGTGTCCTGCTCGCCCTGCCACGTCCCGATGCGAATGAGGCGACCCTCGGCGTGGCCGGGATCGACCATGCTTCCGTAGTCCCGCAGGTTCCCCGAGAACCTCAACGTCCAGTATTTGCCACCGATGCGGACGCGCACGGGATCACTTCTTGAACCCGCGCTTCATGGCCGCATACGACTTCGCGCTGACCGTGGACTTCGACTTGGGACGGCTGGTGCCGGCCTTGCGGCGGGCGTTGATGTTGGCGTACAGGCCACGCTTTGCCATGATGTCATCCTCTCGAGGTCTTGCCGCTGCACTTCCACTTCGCACGGGAGAGCCGCAGCGGGCTGTTGGGGTTGCGCGCCGCCGCAGGGTGCGCCTTCATCTGCGCGAACGAACGAGCGCAGTATGCGTCGCCCTTCGCGGTTCCTGGCTTGATGCGGTCGCCGCCGCCCTTGGCTTTGCCAGCCTGCCCGTAAGACACGGTGTTCGACCGTCCGGTCTTTGCGTTGCGGACCACCTTCACGAATCGCTTGCCCTTGGCGGGAGTCGGCATGATCTGTCCTTCTGAAACGGCCAGTTACTGCGCTTCGCGCACCTCGTACCGCAACACGCGG